GTCGAGCTGCGGGTCGCGGACCTGGCACACCACCATGTCGATGCGGCTGGTCCCGGCGGCCGGGGCGGCCGGCGACGTCACGGTTTCGGCGGCGTCCCATCGGCACAGCGCCGTGTTCTGCCCGGACTGCAACGGGACGGCGATCGTGCCCGCCGGAATCGACATGTTCATCGTGTTGGTGACCACGGTCGCCGCCGCGCCCTGGGCGCCGCCGGCGGGCCACAACGTGTTGATCAGGGCACGGTCGAGTTGCGCCGGGTACGACCCGGCTTGTTGCCACAGCGGGGTGAATCTGGTCATCGGGTCATCTCCTGGCGAGGGCGTCGACGGCGGTGGCGGTGCGGGCCAACAGGTCGGTCAACGAACTGAGCGGGCGGCCGACGGTGAGCGCGACGTCCTCGTCGCCGTCGTCGCCGATGGTGTAGGTGACGCCGACGACCCGGACGGTGGTGTTGACGTCGAGCCGCCCCGATTTGATGATCAACGGCACGGTGTCACCCATGTTCGGGTAGGTGGGGCGTGGGCTGTAGCCGACGGGGCGCATCGTCACCGTGTACGACGGGACCAGCACGGCGGCGGAGGCGAGGAGCCCGGCGGCACGTTGGTTCAACGTGGCCTGGTCGTTGACGTCGGTGGCGCCGCCGTCGGCGTACGGCCACAACCCGACTTCCATGGCGGCGGCGTCGGGGTTGGCGGCCATCGCGTACAGCTGGATGGCGGCCGGGTCGGTCGACCCGTTGTTGCCGAGGCTGCGAACCATGTTGGCGTAGTCGGCGGACGACACGTTGCGGCTTACGGCGCGCACGTTGCCGCCGTACACCAGCACGATGTCGGTGCGATTGACGCCTTGGGACGGCCAGAAGATCCGCAACGCGTCGCGGCCGGCGCCGAGCGACGGGGTGACGCCGGTGCCCGGGTCGATCATCCAGAACGTGTCCGACGCCGCCGGCTCGGGGACGATGTCGTACTCGAAGCCGCCCGACACGTTGGCGAGCTGATCGATGGCTTCACCAAGGTTCTTCTGGCCGGTGTAGGTGCGGTCGCGTTGCACCCCCGAATACGGCCGGGACAGCACCCCGGCCTGGTCGGCGAGGACGGCGCCGACGGGGATGTTGGAGCCCGGCGGGTACGGCGACGTGGAGAAGGCGCCGCCGGCGCGGGCCAGCAGGATGGCGACGATCCGGTCCTGGTCGGTGGCGGTGATGGTGAGGGGGGCGCCGTCGACCAAGAATCGGCGGTTGACGGTGGCGAGGTAGTCGTGGGCGACGAAGTTGACGGTGTGGGCCTGTTCGGAGATGGTGTCCTGGGAGTGGTCGACGGGGCCGCGGAACATGCAGATGTCGGTTCCGGTCTGGTCGTCCCACCGCCACGCGTAGATGTCGTGCTGCAGTTCGGCGACGGCGGCGGCGTCGGGGGCGCGGCCGTCGATGCTGAACCGGAGCTCGGCCGGGTTGTTGCGTTGCTGCACCAGGGACCGGGAGCGGGCCGATGAGAGTTCGCCGAGGATGGTTTGGTTCCACGGCATCGGCGGCGACGCGAAGGTGCGGCGGTGAACGGTGAGCCGCCAGCGGCCACGGCCGGGCGGCACCGGGTTCGGCACCGCCGCCGGGGCCACCTCGAGCAGGTCGGTCATGACAGGTAGCCGTCCCACCAGTAGGCGATCGTCTGTGTGTTCCCCGACGTCGACTGGCCGGTCATCGTCATCGTCACCTGGGTGTGGGCGGGGATCAGCGGCCAGCCGCCGTTGGCGTACATCGTCGGCCAGTCCATCTGTGTCAACACGTTGGTGCCGGACCCGCCGCCGCCGCCGATCACTGCGGTGCGGGCGCCGCAGTCGACGATGACGAACTGGCCGGTGTTCAACGTGAACGTCGACAGGAACGCGATCGCCCCGTTGCCGCCGGAGAACTGGACGGCGGGGGCGGTGACCGGCCCGTAGATGTACAGGGTGGGTCGCACCGCGACGTCACCGGGCGACAGGATCGTCGCCGAGGCGGGGCCGCCGCCGCCGGCCGGGTAGGTCCGGTTGAACGTGAGGTTGTAGCGGCGGCCGGCACCGGTCGACGCCCCGGCCCACGCCGTCGCCGACGCCCCGGACGGGGAGCGGATCACCGGGTCCGCGGCCACCCATTGCAGGTGGATGTCGCGGACGGCGTCATTGTCGACCACCCAGCTGTATCCGGCGGCCCGTACGGTGATCGTGCGTTCGGGAGTACCCGGGCGGTCGGGCAGGACGTAGTGCAGCACCGGTCGCAGCGACGGCACCATCCACGGGGCGAAACTGGCGGCGACGGCGTCGATGTCGGCGCCGGCGGCGGCAACCGCCTTCAACGACGCGGACACGGTGCGGGCACCGAAGAACTGGGTTCGGTCGTCGACCCCGTTGGCGTCGGCCCGGTTGTCGACGACGTCACGCACCTCCGGGTAACCCAAGTTGAGTTCTTCGCAGAAGCATCCGCCGGCTTCGTCATGCAGGTCGATGCGGTCGGTGCCGTTGACCAGCCACACCCGGAACGCACAGTCGGCCATCACGCGATCCTCGTGCGTACGGCCCACGCGACCCGGTCCATCAACACGTCGACGTCGACGTCGGAGGTGAACGTGGCGTGTTCGATGTGGACGGCCGGGCCGGCCGGGCCGAACCCGGGCACCTTGTCGATCGGGGCGATCACCTCACCGGCGTGGGCGAACACGAGCCCGGAGCTCGTGAGCAGACCGCCCTCGGCGAGCTTGGGCAGATCGGGGAACCCGAATGTCCACCCGCCGAAGGACTGCCCGCCGATGTGCACGGGGCCGAAGTCGAGCGATGGCAGCGTGAACGACGGGATGCGGAACTCGAGCCGGTTCCACGCCCCGATGACAGCGTTGATCGGCGCCTTGATCGCGTCGACCACTCTGCCGACCGCACCCGTGATGGCGCCGACGACGTTGGAGATGGCGTCGCCGATCGCCGTGAACTTGTCCTTGACCCAGTTGTAGAGGGCGGTGGCGGCGTCCTTGATCGTGTCCCAGTTCTTCGTGATCAGCAGCACCGCGGTGCCGATCGGGCCGGTGAGGATCGCCAACAGCAACGGCCAGTTGTCGCGGATCCAGTTGTAGACGGCCATCACCGCGTTCTTGATGGTGTCCCAGTTCTTGACGATCAACGCGACGGCGGCCCCGATCGGCCCGGTCAGGATCGTCAACAGCAACGGCCAGTTGTCGCGGATCCAGTCGAACACGAACCGGACGGCGCCGACGATCGCGTCCCACGCCGCCTTCGTCGCCGCTTTGATCGTGTCCCAGTTGGCGATGATCAGATAGGCCAACGCGGCGACGGCGGCACCCAACGCGATGAACGGGGCGGCCGCGGCGATCACCGGGGCCATCGCCGCGATCGTCGCCGCCGCGGCGATCCCGGCGTTGACCGCCCAGATGAGGAACATCGCGGCGATCGCGGCGAACGCGGCGATCATCGCCGCCTTGTTGGAGGCGATGAAGTCGAACACGCCCGACAGCGCCGGCAGCAGGGTCGTGGACAGCATCGTGGCGAGCTGGGCGATCACCGGCAGCAACGCGGTGCCGATCTGTTCCTGGAACTCGCCGAACTGGATCTTGGCGCCGCGCATCTTGCCGGCCGTCGAGTCGGCGGCGACCGCGGCCTGCCCTTTGAACGTGGTCGCCATGTTCGACATGATCTGATCGAGCGACAGCGCGTTGCCGGACGCGTCCTTGGTGGCGATCCCCAACCGACCCAACGCCCCGGTGTTGCCCTGCGCCGCTTTCATCATCGCTTCGGTGACGGTCTTGAGGTCTTTGCCGGTGCCGGCGGCGACGTCGGTGGCGATCGACAGGGCGTCCTGGGCTTTCTGGGTGTCACCGAACCCGCGTGCCAAGGTCGCCAGGGCGGGACGCAGGTCGTCGTCGGCGATCGCCGCCGACTGGGACAGGTTGGAGATGAACTTCTCGGCGGCGGCGACCTGGGCGTCAGTGGCGCCGGTCGTGTTCTTCAACGCGGTGGCGAGCTTGGCTTGGGCTTCGGCGTCGGCGGCGGCGGCGTCAACGGTCGCTTTGCCGAAGTCGATCACTTTGTCGGCGACGAACGCCGAGCCGATCGCGATCGCCGCGTTCTTGGCGAACCCGTCGAGGCGAGAACCGGCCCCGGAGGCGGCCTTGTCGACCTCGGAGGTGAGCTGCGACGTGTCGGCGATGAATTTGGCGGTGATCGTCGGCCCGGTCGCCATCTGTCACCGCCGTTTCGCGGCCCGTTCGCGGGCTTTGATCTCGTCGCGCATGTAGTAGACGAAGGCGCGGTACACGTCGTCGTCCATCTCGTACACCTCGGTGGGGCTCAGCCGCCAGAACCGGCAGAAAGCGGCGAGCTCTCGGAGGCGACGAGCTGCGTAGGGTCCACCGCCTCCAGCACGCCGTCGGCGACCTGGATCGTGACTTCGTCGCAGTCGGCCCATCGCAGCCCGGGGCGGTCACGGCGCAGCTTCAACCAGATCAGGGTTTGGGAGCGGTCGGCGCCGTCGGCGTCGGGGCCGCACATCTGGTCGAAGCTGCGGCCTGTCTCCGCCTTCAGGGCGCGTTGCGCACCGGGGCTGGGGATCTGGCGGGCCTCCGCCGCGGTGATCTCGACGACCTCCGGCAACTCGAGGACGGTGACGGTTTCGTCGCCGTTCACGACGTCGGTGTCGACCACGGGAACCTCCCCACGGTGTCGGTGGCGGCGTCGGAAGCCACCTGGGCGTACTCGTCGGTTGCCGCCGCGGCCGACGGGTACAGGTAGCGGCCCTCGGGGACGTACGGGCGTCCCCGGGAGCCGCCGAACTCGATCCATCCGGCGTACGGGACGCCGTCGCCCATCACGACGGTCACCCCCGGGCCGGCTTCGTCATCTGTCGACGCCTCGACGGAGCCGGCGAGTTGGCCGGTGAGCACCGGGACACGGTTGCGGACGGTGTCGGCGACCCGCTCGGCGAACGGTGCTGCGGCTTTGGCTACTGCCGGGCCGACCTGATCGGCCCAGCGCCGCAGATCGGCCATCGCCTGCGGGCCGCCGACGATCTCCACCCGGGAGTCGTTGGTCATGCCGCGGCGGTCTCTTCGGCGGCCATCGTCGCCACCGGCGGATCCGTGTCGGAGGTGAGCGGCGACAGTTGCCAGCCGACGATCGACCACTCCAAGTCGAAACTGGAGGCGTCGCCGATGTCGCCGGACAGCGGCGTGAACGGCTGCGGGATGAGCTGCCCGTAGAACAGCGGGTTGTCGGCGCCGACCGGTTTCGACGTCGTCGGGACCACCTTGAAGTCGACCGGTGCCCGCGACTCGACCGCGGCGGTCAACACGGCGTTGGTGCCCTCCGGGTCGAAGCTGTGATACAGCGACGCCTTCAACGTCCACTTGACGGTCCCCGGATATTCCTTGGTGCCGCACGCCGTCTTCACCTCCACCGTGGACACGTCCGGGGTCATCTCGATGTGCGACATCAAACACTTCAGCGACGTGTACGCCGGTGTGGTCGGCGCCATGTCGGAAATCGAGAAATCCGGGTTGTACAGGATGATCGGTTCCGGTTCGGCCATGTTCAGCCTCCTGTGATCGGGACTCGCAGCGTGACCCGCGCAGCGAGATAGTTGATGTTGCCGACGACGAACACGCGGGGGCCGGACACGGCGTCGAGCGGCCACGCGCCCCCGTCGGTGGCGAGCCGGGCCAGCGTGTAGTCGACGAGCTGCTCGAGGGTTTCGATGCCGGAGCCGGGGACGAGACGGCCGGCGACGCAGGTGACGACCAGTCGACCGGTGCGGATGCAGGCCGTGTCGGGTGTCAGCCACGGCTCACCCCAGCCCAACATCAGCGCCGGCGGTTCGATCGAGTCCACCAAGTCGACCAGGACCATCGGATCGTCGTCGTCGACCGGGGCGAGCGCAGCTTCGAGTTTGGCGCGGGCATCCAACAGGTTCATCTACGCGACGCCCCACTGGATCTTGTACGGCACCAGCAGCGTCTCGACCCGGGCGGTGGTGCCGGGCGACACCTGGACGGTGCCGATCTGGTCGAAGCCCAGCACGCCGAACGCGGCGTCGGCGGCTTTCCACAGGTCGACGGCGATCAGCGTGTTGGCTTCGACGACCCCTGCCGGCGCCGGGTCCGGCAGGGGTTGGTCGACTGGCCGGTCCATGAACTGGTCGCAGTTGACGGCGGCGGCGTCCAGCTTTGCTTGGAGCGCGGTGGTGTTCTCCGGGGTCACCCGGATCCGCAGCGCCGCTGCCAACTGGTCGACCGTCGCGTACGCCATGTCAGGGCGTGGCCTGGCACTCGCACAGGGCGAGCGGTTCCGGCACGGCGGCCTTGCCGCGGGCCTCGGCGAGGATCACCAGCGTGTTCTTGATGAACAAGTCGGCGTGCGAGTCGGACATGAACACCGACGTCCCGACCCGGTTGAACCACACCACCCCGGCCCGCCAGTCGCCGACGGTGGCGACCCCGGCCGTCTGGAACCTCGAGGCGACCGGGGTGAGCCCCCAGAACGTCTGCCCGATCGTCGGCCCGTTCAACGTGGAGCCGAACACGGTCACGTCCAGGGCGGCCCAGTCGGCCGGGTTCAACACGACGGCGTTGGGGACGTACCCGTTGGACTGGACCTGGCCGATGCCGGCCCGGATCGCCTCGAGCAGGGTCGCCCCGGACGCGGTCGGGAGGGTGGCGGCGACGACGGCGTCCTGGATGGCGTCGGCGATCGCCAGGGTGATCCCACGGCGCAGTTTGCCTTCGACCACCGAGCGGACGTAGGCGGCGTCCTCCAGTGCTTGGCGGGTGATCTGCACCCAGTGCGCCAGGGTGTCCAACGGGGCCGAGGTCGGCGTGAACGTCAGTACGGCTTCGGGTTTGGCCGCGCCCTCGGCGACGACTTGGGCTTGTGGGTCACCGGAGACGGTGACCCACTCGACGACACCGCCCGACACCGACACGACGTCGATGATGTTGAGCAGCGGCGGGATGTTGATGTCCTGCACCCGTGGCGGCAACACGAAGTTGGGGATCGCCAGGTCGGCGGTCGTGATCACCGCCCGCTGCTCGAGCGGGTTGTAGTCGGTGAGCTCGACGACACCGGACTGGCCCCGCCCGTTGTAGGAGCGGAACTGTTCCGACTCGACGAACACCTGCCCGGCCGACAGCGGCAGCGGGTTGGCGCTGCGGCGCTCGGGGAGCGGGAGGTCGTCGGGTGGGGTGTCGAGCTGGGCGCGGAGCCGGGCGTAGGAGCGTTGCGATTCGGCCTGCGCGTTGTACTCCACCAGTTGCTTGTCGATGTCGACGCAGCGGGCCTGCCACGCCGCCATCGACGACTGTTCGGTGTCGGTCATGTCGCGGTCCTCGCGGGCCGCTTTCTCCGACAGGTCGGTGGCCGCCTGGGTCAGCGAGTCGCGTTCCGCGGTCAGCCGGGAGAGGTAGGTGATCATCACCCGATCCCTTTCGTGCGCGAACGACGAAGCCGATGCTTCGTCCGGGTTTCACGCGGGTGTTTCGGGTGGTGGCCTCCGACCGCCGGGACCTGATCAGGGTGTGGCTGGACGTCGGGGCTCCGGGCCGGCGGGCCGCGAAGTGGATTGCCGCGAAGTATGCCAGATCAGCGGGATCGGGTCGAGGTTGACCGCCGGACGCGCCGTGAAGATGCTCGACGGGTCGATCGAGCGGACCTCGAGGAGGGTGGCGCCCTGGTAGGCGGGGATGCCGACCATCGACACCTCAATCAGCTGGGCTTCGGCGATCTCGCGGACGCCGCCGGCGCCGCGCTGGGTGCGTTGCGGCCGGAACCCGACGGACATCCCAGTCAGGTAGCCGTCGCGCAGCTCCTCGAGCAGGTCGTCGCCGCGGGCGCCCGGATTGACCCGGAAGGTGCCTTCGAGCCCGCCGTCGCCTTCGATGAACGCCACCGACTTGCCGAGCGTCAACTGGTGGTCGTGGTTGCGCAGCAGCGGGATCCCTTTGCGGGCCTGGATGCCGAGCGACCGTCGGAAGGCGCCGCGGCGGATCACCTCGCCGTCACGCTCGGAGGTCAGGTAGGTGATCTCGTCGTAGGGGGCGACGACCCCGATGACGGTGCGGCCGCCGGTGTCGACCGAGCGGAGCTCCATGGCGAGTTCGTTCACAGCGGCACCTCCGCGGAGGTGAGCGGCTCGCGGCCCTCGAGGGCGCGGGCCTCGTCGGTCGTGTAGATCCCGAGCGGGATCCCGATCTGGTAGGTCTCCATCCGGGTCTTCGTGTCCGCCCGCAACAGGCCGTCCAGGTTGATGTGGACCCCGGTGCCGGCCGGCAGCTGGGCGTCCAGGATGGCTTCGATCCGTTTGATCCACGGCAACAGCGTCAACTGGTACAGCTCCGTCATCCGCGACTCGATGTTGGCGTACGTGTTGGTGTCGGTCGGGGCGCCGAGCAGGTAGGCGGGCAGGCCGAACATCAACGCGATCTGGGCGACGGAGATGCGGGCGAAATCGGCGGCGCCGACATCGACGGGGCTCCAGGTGAGCGGGTGGAATTCGGTGGTGGCGTTCAGCACGGCGATGGAGCGGCGGCCGCCGTGCTGCGACATCCACCGTTCTTTGAGCCGGTCGGCTTGGTCCTGGGTGATGTTCGGGGTCGACGTCTTCAGGTAGCCGGCGGGGACACCGGCGGCGAACGCGCCCGCCATGTAGTCACGCAGCGACGCGGTGACCGCGAGGTCGGCGCCGAACCGGGTCAGGACACCGGTGCCGCGGCCGTCGTGGATCGGTTGCTGGCCGCGCAGATGGATGATCTGCCCCGGCGCGAACACGTAGTCGGTGGTGGCGAGCCGGTACTCGCCGTCCTCGATGGCGACGTCGGCCGGGTGCAGGTTCCACATCGGTGGTTGCGGCGCCCCGGTGGCGTCACGGTTGGGGGCGTAGATGAAGCCGTCACCGAACCACAGGGCGGCGAGGATCCATTGCCCCCAGAAATCGACGTTGGAGATCCGGGCGTCATGCACCGACCCGGTGTCGACGACCCGGCCATCCAAACGGAGGGCTTGCGGGTCGGCGATCCATGTCGGCGTCGGGAGCCGTTCGACACCGCGGTACACCTGCCACGGCATCGTCGAGATCGTGTCCACGACCAGCGACGTCGCCCGAGCCACCGCCGGCAGGTTGGCGAACCCGACGCCACCCCACGCCCCCGGGATCGGATTGCCGAACGGCCCTCCAGTGCCGTTGCCGCCGGCCGGGCCGAGCCACCACAACCACGGCTGATCCACCTCCCAGCCGTCCGGGGAATTCAACAGGACGTCGCGGCCGTCGGTCGCCGTCAGCAGGTTCCCTCGCAGCGACCGGTACGCCATCGCCAGACGCCCCATCAGACCGACATCATGACACGGGTTGACCTGTCAGTCAGTAGATGGCAGGTGCCTCGAGGGCGGGCTGGTTGGCGGTGGACCACCACGCCATCCGTGCCGCCCTCGCCGCGTCGGCCGGCCGGGTGTCGTCGGCCGGCACCAACCTGAGCGCACCGTCCGGGGTCGCCCGGGCCACCGTCGCCGCGACATGGTCGGCGAGGAGGGGGTGGTGGTCGTGGGCGACCCGGCCTTCGATGATCGCCTGACGCCACCCCGTCGACGACTCGACCTCGATCCCCGAACCCATCGGCCACACCGTCACGTCGCGTTCGGCTTGCAGTTGGGCGACGAGGCCGGGGCGGATCCGCGGCGCGAACACCAAGTCGACGACCCGCCACCGTTGCTGCGCCGCCGCGAGGGCGTCGTACACCTGGGCGTCCGTCGCCCGCTCGGCCGCCCACGCCACGAACAGGCCGCCGTCCAGGCTGGCGCCGATGACCGTGAGTGTGCCGGCCCGCCACGTCCCGGCGACCGCCAGCACAACGTCGGCGCCTTCCGGCGGCGCCTCTTGCAGCGGACAGGCTTCCCAGGCCCCGACCGGCAGCCACCCCGTCATCTCGCCCGTCACCCATTGGCCCAGGTGGTACACCCGGAACTCGGCTTCGGTCAGCATCGCCGCCTGCGTCGCCAACGTGTCCGCCCGCAGGAACCCCGCCGCGATCGCCGGGTTCGCCTGCCGCCACGCCCGCCGGTCGGTGAGCGGGCAGCCGGCCGGGGCGGCCCACTCGAGGTAGCGGAACCCGACGTCGCCGAGCTCGCCGGCCCGCTCCCGCAGCCGGAACATCACGTTCGGCTCCAACCCGGGGGTGCCGATCCCGATCACCGTCGCATCCGGCCGCTTCCCGATCCTCGCGATCAGCGAACCGACCACGTCGTCGTCCGCGAACCCGACCTCGTCGACCACAGCCAGGCTGAAGTTGAGTCCCTGCACCGCCGACAGACGCGCAGGCTGCGCCCGCAGGCGCGACCCGGTCACCCGATAGTCGAGCGTCCCCGAGTCCGCCGAGAACGCGCACAACGGCACCAACGCCGGCGACGCCTCCACCATCCGCTTCGCCGTCTCCACCAACAGGCCGGCCTGCTCATG